AGGACTTCGACTTTGGAAGTACGATGGCACGTAGATACATGACGACTTCCATGGTTGAGAAATTGCCCAAATTTGTCAGGAACTCTCCACAAGCCTACGACTGGATCGTAAGAGGTTTAATCTTTCCTACTACTGATAAAACTTACTTCCAACGTTTAGTAGTGGTTACAGGTGGGCTTGATGATGGTACATATGGTTCATTCGTATTTGATGGTAAGGGGTGGATAGAGATTTTTCCAATAGAACATCTGAATCTTATGGCCTCCTTGAAGTTGATACATAAGAACAATGCCCTTCAGGAGAGACTGCGCCACTCCCAAGAAGAGAAAGCTACCCTCGCTCTGGACGTGCAATTCCTTCAACACGAGAATGTTCGAATGAAGGAGTTGATACCAAAACAGAAACCAAGGACAATACAGATGAGGTGGGTTATTCTGGGTGCTGTTCTCACATTCTTATCACTAATACCTGGTGGATATGCCCAAGGTCAACAAAATAACACAGTGTTTACAGACATGTTTGCTGCCTGCAAATATTCAACAGAAACATTAACAGAAAACCTCAACCTTAGGATTAAGATAGCATTGGCAAACATAACTATTGCTGACAAGCTAGATGCTGTGAAACAAATTCTTAATTTTGCCTTTGTACCTAGGATTCATTGGTTGAGAACCGTGTTTCATTATATCCACTATTATGAGATGTGGAACATCTTTATGTTTGTGCTTGCAGTCAGCACAGTGATGAGGAGCACTCGCCCTGGAACAGATTTAATTACACTGGCAACATCTCATCTTTCAGGTTTCAGAATGGCTGTGTTACCAACCATTCCATTCCACACCACACTAACCTTATGGGTTATGAACACGCTCATGATGGTGTACTTCTTTGACAATTTACTAGCAATAACGCTGGCAATGTTGGCACCGGTTCTTGGAATAGTTTTCTTATGCTTTATGGAAGACTCAAACTATGTTAACCAAGTACGTGGTCTTATTGCTACAGCGGTATTGATTGCTGGAGGTCATGCCTGTCTTACACTCACGGGTACAACTACATCATTATTTGTTGTCATACTGACTTGTAGATTCATACGTATGGCTACAGTTTTTGTGGGAGCTAGGTTTGAAATCCGTGATGTCAATGGGAAAGTTGTAGCGACTGTGCCAACTAGAATTAGGAACGCTGCATTTGACTTTTTCCAAAAATTGAAACAATCTGGGGTACGAATTGGAGTCAATGATTTTGTTGTCATAAAACCGGGTGCTTTATGTATTATAGATACACCTGAAGGAAAGGGAACAGGATTTTTCTCCGGCAACGACATAATAACAGCAGCCCATGTCGTTGGAAATAACACATTTGTTAATGTTTGCTATGAAGGATTGATGTATGAGGCTAAGGTCCGATACATGCCTGAAAAAGACATAGCATTCATAACCTGCCCTGGTGATTTACACCCGACAACTAGATTGAAGTTAGCAAAGAACCCAGATTACAGTAGTGTCACAGTCATGGCCTATGTGAATGAAGATCTTGTGGTTTCAACTGCAACGGCAGCGGTCCATGGGAACACCCTCTCATATGCGGTCCGCACCCAGGATGGGATGTCTGGCGCGCCGGTATGTGACAAGTATGGTCGTGTGCTGGCAGTCCATCAAACGCACACTGGGTACACAGGAGGCGCTGTTATAATAGATCCAGCAGACTTCCACCCAATTAAGGCTCCATCTCAGGTGGAATTACTCAAGGAGGAGATAGAGCGACTAAAAGCTCAGTTAAACACTGCCACTGAGAATGTAACGCCCACCGTTGTATCACAACCAGTTGCCACATTAGAGCAAAAGAGTGTTAATGAGAACGATGTGGTTGAACTTGTTAGGACTGCAATGGAGCGTGAGATGAGGGTGTTGCGTGATGAGATCAACAAGATTCTAACACCTTTTTTACAGAAGAAGAAAGGGAAAACCAAGCATGGGAGGGGTAGAGTCAGGCGAAACCTCAGGAAAGGCGTAAAGCTTTTAACCGAGGAGGAGTATCGTGAGCTCCTAGAGAAAGGTCTTGACCGTGAAACATTCCTTGATCTCATAGACCGCATAATAGGAGAGAGATCTGGCTACCCCGACTATGATGATGAGGAATATTATGATGATGATGATGATGGCTGGGGCATGGTTGGTGATGATGTGGAGTTTGACTACACTGAAGTGATTAATTTCGATCAAGCAAAACCAGTGCCAGCCCCACGCACACTAAAACCAAAATCTGTTTCTGAACCTGCAGTTGATGAACAACCACTTGATTTAACCCAAAAGCAAGGAAAACAGATTGAACAAGAGCAACAATCAATTAAATCTTCAAAACCCCAAAAGAACGAGCCTCAACCGTATTCACAAACTTACGGTAAAGCACCTGTTTGGGAGTCTTATGATTTTGATTGGGATGAAGATGATGCAAAATTTATCTTACCAGCACCACATCGGCTGACAAAAGCAGATGAAATTGTGCTTGGCTCAAAAATTGTAAAACTTAGAACAATTATTGAAACAGCCATGAAAACACAAAACTATAGTGCTTTACCTGAGGCCGTTTTTGAACTTGACAAAGCAGCTTATGAAGCTGGTTTGGAAGGATTTCTCCAGAGGGTCAAGTCAAAGAATAAGGCTCCAAAAAACTACAAAGGGCCCCAGAAGATCAGGGGGCCCAAAACTACCACTCATTAGATGCTTGGCAGCTATTATTGGAGGCCCCACGAGAGCGGAAGTGCGTACCTACTAACTTCCCACTGGTTGGCCACCTACCCATCAATAGACCTATTTATGATGACAAGAAGCCCAGAGATGACTTATTAGGATTATTACCAGAACCAACTTGGCATGCTTTTGAGGAGTATGGGCCTACTACATGGGGCCCGCAGGCTTTTGTCAAGTCTTTTGAAAAATTCTTCTATGCTGAACCAACTGATTTCTTCTCAGAATATCCACGATTATGTGCTTTTGCTGATTGGGCTACATATCGTGAGTTTAGATACTTGGAGGATACTAGGGTTATACATATAACTGCAACTGAGAAGAACACTGATTCTACACCGGCATACCCCAAAATGAACTACTTTGATACTGAAGAAGAATATCTGGAAGCACATGGATGGGCCCCATATATTAGGG